TGAGACTATCGGCGGCACTACGGGCGTAGAAATACACCGAGGAATATTAAGACTAAAACAAGAGCAAGAAATAGTATATTCGTACACTAACGAGGACACCACAGTAATTTATGAATAATCACTCAATTATAACCGAGTTTGCATCGGCTGAAATACCTAAATTCTTAGAGAAAAAAAATCAAAATATAGTTTATTTTGGTGTAGATAATATTTACCCTTTTGAATTAATTGATTTATACAACGATAGCAGTACCCATAACGCTATAATTAACGGTAAAGTAGGTTATACGGTGGGCAACGGCTTGTATTCTGAGGACTTAGCTACTAAAAAATGGCTGTCTTTTGCTAATATAGACGAGGATTGGACAAGCTTACTCAAAAGAATCTCTTTAGATTATGAGCTTTTTAACGGATATGCAATAGAAGTAATTAAAACTGGAGTAGGTAACCAATACCACCACATAGACTTTGCTAATATTCGCGTAGGATTAGACGGAGGCTTGCAATATTCGGACGAATGGATAACCGATAAAGGGTTAAGAAACGGTAAACCTAAAATTCAGTACTTAGATAGGTACAACCCAAAAGACCAAGAGCAAAAAAGAGGCGTAATTTATCACGTAGACTACAGACCTAACCTTAAGTATTACCCTTTACCCGTATACGTTGGCTCTTTAGCTGAGATAAAAACAGATGTACAAATAGGCGATTACTGGCTCAACGAGGTAAAAAATGGCTTCGTAGGTGGTACTCTTATTCAGCATAACAACGGAGTACCCGAAACCCAGGCAGAGGCTAAAGAGTTCGAAGAATCGTTCCAAGATAAGTTCGGTAAAGCTACGGGAACTAAAATAGTACACCTATTCGCCCCTTCTAAAGAGAACGGAAGCGAGATAAGCAACCTTAACGGTAATGACTTGCACGAACGCTATTTAGAGATGAGTAATAGAGTTAAGGAGTCAATTTTTATCGGACACCGAGTAACTAACCCTATTTTATTTGGAGTTAAAGAAGCTGGGCAGTTAGGAGCAAGAAACGAGCTTGACCTGGCTTACGAGATATTTACCAATACGTATATAGCTGAGAGACAAAATACCTTACTTAGAACGATAAAGAAATTAGCGTTTTACGAGATACAAAAAACGGATATAGAGATAATACCTCTTAAGCCTATTGACTCTGTAGACCTTACCAGCGACATTATTTTAGCTAACCTTACGAGAGCTGAGATAAGAGAATTAATTAACGACCAGACGGGCTTAGAATTAGCTGAGGAGGTAAACGCTCCAGCTGCTCCCGTAGCTTTATGCTCACACTTCTCAGACGATAGCGATATAAGCCACTTATTCGATAATATAGGAGTAAGCGAGGACGATTACGAGGAGATAGGAGCTTTTGATATTCACTTTGACTCAGACGGTAGTCCTATGGAGTTTGCTACTACTGGGCAAGGTATAATACAAAGAGTACTAAAAGCTATTTTAACTAACCCTTTAATACAAGCAAGCGGTATAAGTAGTGCTTTAGAGCTTACGTTCCCTGAGTTAATTACATCTATAGGAATATTAAAAGACTCAAAATTAATAGAGATAACTGGCGAGGCTATAAACTTAACGCCTACGGGTAAGAAAGTAGCTGAGGTAATAGATGTGCCGCAAACAGAGGTTAAGTATAAGTATACGCTTAGAAGTGACGCTCCAGCTTTAAAAGGTGAGTCTCGAGATTTTTGCCGTAAAATGATGAGCAAAAGAAAGCTATACTCTAAAGCCGAAATAGAGCTTTTACGCAACGATATGAAGTCGAGTAGCATTACAGACGTTACCGACGTTTGGTTAGCTCGAGGAGGCTGGTATCGTAAGCCTGAGACAGAGACAAGTATACCGTATTGCCGCCATATTTGGAAACAAGTAATAGTTAGAAAGAAATGATTTTAATAGTTAGCCCCGCATTTGTTAAGGAAAATACCGTACTAAACTACAACGTTGACGACGGATATTTAAAGCCGCTAATAGATAGCATACAAAATACCTTTGTAAGACCTATTTTGGGTAGTGCTTTATTTGATGAGGTACAAACTCAGATACGTACTAACACCGTATCGGCTCTAAACGAAATACTAATAAAAGAATATTTACGAGATGCTTTAAAGTGGGAGGTTTGCCATAAGTATACAAGAATAGGAACTTATAAGCTAACCAATAAAGGAGCGGGTACGCACTCAGGCGATAACTTTAGTAGCTTAAGTCAGCAAGAGCTTGTAACTGCTAAAAATATCTTTAAGGATAACGCAGACTTTTATCGTAGAAAACTAAAATTATACCTAAAAGCCAACGAGGACTCTTACCCACTTTACAAAACTCCGCCAACTGGAGACGATGTAGTAAGACCCGAGATAGACACTCAATGGCGTTCTCAGTTTATCCTATGAAAACTCTAACTATTAAAAATATCTTTAGTATTATGCAAGGCATAGCGTCTGAGCATCCGCAAATAAATACTATTTTAAAAGGTAATATTTGGGACGTAGATTTGACTAAGGATGTTACGGGAGTTTATCTTATTTATGACGTAGTAAGTATAGCCCCTAACGGCTTTAACGGTATAGACTACTCTTTAGACTTGTTTATCTGCGATAATGTTACGGAGCTTAACACCGCAACTAATGAGGTCAGCGTTCAAAACGAGTGTAGCTTAATAGCTTTAGATATTATGGCGATATTTGAGAACTACAATAAAGCCGATTGGGCAGATAAAGACCTAAACTTAGTACTTAATAAGACCTGGTCTATTCAGCCTTTCGCTGAGAGGTTTGATAGCTTATACGCTGGAGCTGCGATTAATATGTCGCTAAGCACTTCTTACTCTTACGCAAGATGTCAGCTACCAATAGAGCCTTGGATACCAATTTTAAACGCTTACAAAAAAAGAATAGAGAACGAGGCTTGTTTGATAGAGAACATACAATACCTGATTTCTAATTAGCACGATAACACAATTAAAAATATATATATAAAATGACCACTCAAGAACTTCAAATCTCAAGAAACGGACAATATTACGTAAGCGGTGACGTTACTTTTACGGCTGCTCAACAAGTAGCTTATTTAGTAGTAAACGAAGCTGCGGTATTCGCTAACCTTACAGACCTTGCAGACGTAGACCTAATAGCTCAAAGTAACATAAGTGGAGTAAGCCTTTCAGCTGGAGTAATTATAGCACCAAAAGGCGGCTCGTTTATTAAAAGAGTTAATATGACAAGCGGCTCGGTATTAGCTATTTTTGCGTAATGTACGGATACGGGTATCAATATAGCAACGTACTAATAGGCGGAAGCATAGCACCCGTAATATTTGCTGCGTATAGAGAGAGAGTTATTGCCGATAGCGGTATAGTAGAGAATAGCACTTGCGCTATTAGATTTTTAAATGAAATAATATAATGAGTAATTACGATGACGCAAGCCTTATAATGTACCCAAGCGGCTACAAAGAGGATAAAATATATAGTTTAAAGCCAACAGATGGAAGTGGCGATTTGACCTTCACAAGAGCAAGCACCGCAACAAGGGTAAATGCTGAAGGGTTGATTGAGAAAGTGCGAACTAATGTTGTTTTGTATAGTCAATTGCAAACAAATGGAGTTTATTTTCCAAACGCTTCTATCGATTCAGTTAACGCCGTATTTAATCCATTAACTGGTGAAAATAATGCGTTTAAAATTACAAGTACCACTGGCAATGACCCGTATTTTCTTCAAAATGTAACTGGTTTAAGCAATGGCGAAAATACATTTTCTCTTTGGCTTTGGACTGATAGCGGACAAGACACAGAGGCTACCATATTTTTTTATAATCAAACGGCAAGCGAGGTATATACCAACTTAATAACATTAACCACAACCCCTACACGCTATTCATTTACGGTTAATTTTGTTAATATAGGCTCACAATCAACAGTGAGAATTGACCTTCGGCAGAATGGCCCTAATATTAACTATTTGTATACTTACGGATGGCAAGCGGAAAGCGGTGTAATGACCGAATACATACCAACTACAACAACGGCGGTAAGCGTTGGAATGCTTGCAGACGTACCCCGAATAGACTACACGGGGGGTGGATGCGGCTCGTTACTTTTGGAACCGCAGTCTACAAATTTGGCTA